GGATTAGAGAAAAAGAATATACTGAGAAATCTGTTAAGGATTTGTTCTTGGATCTAAAAGAATCGTTTATAAATCAACAGAAAGAAATTAAAACTAATTTAGATAAATTAAAGACATAGAAATATGCCTTATTTTTATACCCTAAAGGAGGTGAGAGCTTGAAAAATAAAATATTATCTATGAATTGGCAGGTAAAAGTACTTGATGAAGCAAATCGAATTATTGAAATGATAGGTAGCGATGAAAGCTTTGATAGAGTTGGGGATAAGATGTACATGGCTGGAGCTGACCTGACCAATTATAAACTTAATCCTGTTATTATAGCCAATCACAATTATGGTTATACGGAAAAACCATCCGTTATTGGCAGAGCCTTAGATGTTAATATAGTCGGCTCAAAAATGATATTCAAAGTACAATTTGCTGAAACAGATAATGGCAAAGAGTGGTTTTATCTATATTCCAATAAATATATGAATGCTAGTTCAATTGGATTTATACCTAAGGAATATAAACCTAATGACCAAGGCGGCTATGATTTTACTAAGTGGGAACTTTTAGAATTAAGTATGGTAGCTGTTCCTTGTAATCCAAACGCAGTCCAAAGGGCCTATAAAGATAATAAAATTTCTAAGGCTCTTTTTGAGTTAATAAACAAAAATAATGATATGGAGGTAGAAAATATGAAAGTAGAAGAAGTACAGGCATTAGTAGATAAAGCTGTAAATACTGCAGTAACATCAATCGAAACAAAACATGCTACAGAAATCGCTACTAAGGTAACTGAAATTAAAGGACTTGAGTTACAAATTAAAACTCTAACTGAGTCGGTAACAATTAAAACAGGTGCATCAATTAGCGCGGCAACATGTGATTGCGTTACTAAGGCATGTGAAGGTATTGCAACTCATGTAGCAACATTAAAAGCTCTAGTGACACCTGTTGACAATCAAGATACAGATGGTGATTCAGATGATGGAGATACTGCAAAGGACTATACCGCAGAGGAAATAAGCAAGATGGTCGCTGAAAGCGTAGAAAAAGCAATAAAGGGGGAAAAATAATATGCCAAAATTAACTGATAAAGAATTAGCAGCTGTAATAGCTGGAACAACTGAGGCTGTACTAAAAGAAAAAGGATTTACTAAGGTATTGAATAAGCTTAAATTCAACGATAAAGAACCTGAGGATATGACAAAACAAGAAAAAACGCTTAAATATTTTGTAGCGAAAATGGATAATAACAGAGCTGAAGTTGCTAAATATTGTGGGGGAATGGCAAAGGATTTATCTGGAGGAACTGCTGGTAGTGGCCAAGAATTACTTCCAACTGAATTTCACACTGACATTATAGATAGAATCCTTGCTGATCCTATTGCATTAAGAAATAAATGTACAATAATACCAGTAACTTATAGAGGCGGTTCATGGCCAGTAGGCGTTACTGGGGTAAATCTTACATGGGAAAACTCTGATACTAATCCACTTACTGCAACCGCTCCAACATTTGCGCCTCTAACTTATGCGGTAATAAGATTAGATGGATATACTGCAATGGCAAGAGATTTAATGGAAGATACACCAGTTAATCTTTATGATTACTTAGTTAAGCAATATGCAAAAGCATTTGTTAAAGCTGAGAACATAGCTATTATGTGTGGTTCAGGTACTGGGCAACCTCAAGGCATTATAAATGCAGTAGGTCTTAAAACTTTAGCATGTATAAACGCAGCAACTACTAATTTATTGATTGCTGATGATATAATCGCTTTACCATTTTCAGTTGATGTAAATTGGAGAGATGGTGGAGCTTATTACATGAATACTGGTGCAGTAAGACAGGCCAAATTATTAAAAGATTTACAAGGTAGATTCCTATGGACTAATGGAGATCTTCAAGCCGGAATACCAGCTCATTTTAATGGGTACCCTGTACAGGAATTTACAGCACTATTCCCAGAGAATCTTACTGTAAATGCTAAGGCAACATGTTCTGAAATGATATTCGGTAATCTTGAATATTTCTACTTGTTTGATAAAGGCGAAATGGGTTCAGAAATGAATACTCAATCAGATCAAGCATTCAAAAACCATGAGGTTCTTGTGAAGATGTGGGAAAGAATTGATGGCAAAGCTGCTATTCCTGCTGCATTTGCATTGCTTACTGGATTCTTAAAATAATATGAAATCAAAAGGTTATGAGTTAATACTTATAGCCTTTTTAAAAGGGGCCAATATGAAAATAAAATTATTAACTTTTGTATCAAGGCAAGAAGTTGGAACGTTAACAGATTTAAAACAAGGCGATATAATTAACATTGATGAAATGGTCGCCGAAAAATTAATAAAAGATGGAAAAGCAGAAATAGAATTTTAGGAGGAATTATTAATGAAACATGTAAAGTTTATCAAACCGCTTGATGGGTATAGGATTGATGATGTCGCAAGTTTTGAAGATGCTGTTGCTGATAAAGTTATATCATCGGGATATGGTGGAGAAGTTCAATTGGAAGATACAAGAATTGTTGATCCGAACGCTAAAAAGTAGGTGGTATAAATGCCATTAACAACATTAGAAAATGTGAAAAGCTATTTAGGAGCTAGTAGTAGCTCGGATGATGGCTTCATTTCTTTACTT